CGCGAACACGGTCAATAGGGGGCCGTATGAACTACGCACTGTTTGGGGAGTGGGTGCGGGATCGGGTGGAGGACTTGGTGCGCTTCGGCGTGCCGAGGGATGAGGCCGAACACCTGATGCGCGGCGTCGAGTACGCAGCCGTCGCGGCCGAGGCCAAGGAACGCAGCGATAACCAATTCCTTCTCGACTTCCGCCGCCTCGGAACCAAGGCCACGGCAATCAAACACGAAATGACGGAAGCCGGCGCGCGAAAGAAGCGCAGGACGCTTCTAAGTCGTGTACCGGAGTTTGGGTCTAAGTTGCGTTCGGCCTAGGACACTGTCAAGCCATCAGAAGCCGCAAAGGAGCGGTGAGATGGCAGTCGAGATCGGCAACACCCTTCACTTCATCACCGGCTGTAGCTTTGAGCTAGATCGCAACGACCTAGATATCCGCGTCACCGCCAACGGCTTTGTAGTGACGAAGCGCAAGGCCGGCGACGAGGGCAACTTGGGCCGCGCCCACGTATTCACCAACGCTGCTGCAATGGCGGCGTGGATTCGCAAGGAATACACCCCGAAGATCGCCAAGAAGGCCAAGAAGCCGGCGAAGAAGAAGCCTGCCAAGAAGAAGGCCGGCGGTGCGTGATGGCCTCTCTAACCATCGTGTCATCCCGCAACGATGACAACAGCACCACGCTGACGGTCACGTTGCCGGCCCGCCGCAATGGCGAGGTCAACTTCGGGGCGCTGGCGCGGATCAACCGCGACTTGCTGCTCATCAACCCGCAGGCGTTCGACCCGCCTGATCCGCCGCCGCTGACTACCGCGATCCGTGATGGGCATACCGCCGATGGTGGCGGGCTGGTCGAGGCGATGCTGGACCGCGCGGCTGAGGAACCGGACGGACTGAAGGCCGGCGAAGCCTATCGGGTGGACGCATGAAGCGCCTGACCCTTCGCACCGAAAACCAATGGCGCAGCCTGAAGGATGGCGCGGGCGTGGACCTGCTGCGCGTGTCGTTCCATGCAAACCGCTTCCTGTGGGCGGGCGCGGTGACGGTGGCGGGCTTCGGATTCGGGTTCACCTACTGGCACGTCAAGCTGCCGGAGTGGAAGCCCATCGAGATCGAGCCGGAGCCTGGCACGCAGGCTTACACCGTCAAGTGGGTTCGCACCGGCATGGAGCACGCACCGTGAGAATTTCCTACAAGGTGCTGGCCGCCACCATCGCGTGGGGCGTGGCCTGCTGGGCATGGCTGCCGCATAACGCCTCGCTGCCCGTGGCGTTGGTACTCGGCGGCTGCGCGGTCGGCGTGATCGTGGGGATTTTTGATGTGATGCGGGGGAAGGCGTGAGCCGCCGACACTTCATCGTGCCGGATACTCAGGTCCGCCCCGGTGTGCCGACCGATCACATCGACTGGGTGGCGCAGGCCATCGTGGACTACAAGCCCGACGTGCTGGTGCATATCGGCGACCACTGGGACATGCCGAGCCTGTCCATGCACGACCCGGCCGGCTCACTGGCGAAAGAGGGCGCGAGGTACGAGGACGACATCGCGGCGGGCAACGAAGCCTTCGCGCGGCTGGTCGCTCCGATGCGTGCCGAACAGGAGCGCCTGCGCCGCCGCAAGCAGCGGGCGTGGGAGCCGCGCTGTATCTGGACGAAGGGCAACCACGAGAACCGGATCGACAGGGCCATCAATGCCGACCCGCGCTTCGCCGGGACGATTGGCGACCACCACCTCAACACGCAAGGCTTTGAGCGCGGCGCGTACCTAGAGGTGAAGTGCGTCGATGGCGTGAATTACAGCCACTTCTTCCAGATGGAGAAGTCGGACCGGCCCATCGGCGGCTCGATGGACAACCGGATGAACAAAATCTGCGCCACGTTCGTGGCCGGCCACGAGCAGGGGTATCTCGTGCACCGCCGCCCGCTGCCGATTGGGCGGACGATCCATGGCGTCGTGGCAGGGAGTTGCTATCTCCACGACGAGGGCTATCGCGGACACCAGCGCAACAACGACTGGCGCGGGATCGTGATCCTCAACGACGTGCGCAACGGCGGAGATTGCGAGCCGATGCCGCTGACCCTCGACTACCTCTGCCGCAAATACGAGCGCATGAGCCTGAGCGCCTACCTGCGGAAGAAATACAAGAACGCGGAATACCTCTACACGCTGGCGAGGGCGGCATGAACCGACTCAAGAAAGCATGGCTGGCGCTGACGGATCGGCTGGAGCCGGAAATTGTGCGCGAGCAGGTTGTGGAACGGGTGGAAGTTCCCGTGTTCGGTGAGCCGATGCTGGCAAGCGTTTACCGGGCGTATGACATTGGTCCGTTCCGGATACAGAAACCGCTCGGGATTTATTTCACTTGCGAGCAGGCCCATAGCGAGCACCCCAGCGCGCTGGTTTCAAAGGTGGATGCCATTCGCGTGGGGCGGCGATATTTCTGGATCGGGAATATCAAGGAGATTGAGGTAGCGCCCAAGCCCAAGCGCCCCAAGGGGAGCCGTGCTTGAGCGCAGAAACCGCCATCGAGGTACAGGCCGACTACCAGATCAAGGGGCCGGACCTCCGCAGCTACTACGCTGGGTTTACCCGCCGCGCGTTGCCCGAAGGGGCGATCTGGCGGCTATCCCTCGCATCTTCCTGCCTGCCCACCGGACACCCCGGCTACATGGCGTGGATGACGACCGTATCCGGCACGGAGCGGTTCGTGCCTGAGCTGCAACGCTGGGCCATCGGGCTGGGGGCGACCATTGCGCGCATGAAGCCCAAGCTGCGTCAGCGAGGCCGGCAGTACGTCGCGAGCTACGACCATGCGTGGGGGCGGCAGGCGAGCCTGGATGGCCTCGTGCTGGCTCTGTTTGGGGCGGAGAACGTCGAGGCGATTGCAGCCCGAGCGGACACCTTCGGCTGCGACCGGGACGCCTACAGGCGCATACGGGACTTCGTGGCGGGAGCGATCCTGCTGGCGTCGTGGCAGTACGAAGACAGCCTGCGGTGGGCGCACCGCGTAGCGAGGGACGCATGAGCAAGTTCGATGTGCTGGTGGGACACAAGATCCGCAAGGTGTTCGTGGCTGAAGGCGAGGAAAGCATGGCCTTCGTCACTGATGCGGGCACGTTCGCCTTTGAGACAGAGGGCGACTGCTGCTCCGAAACTTGGTTTGCAGACCTCATCGGCTTTAAGGCATTGATTGCCACCTCGCCCCCGAATTACTGGGGCGGACAGGTGTTCAGTGCCGAGGATTTCGAGCTTCCTTCAGAGGAAGGCGGTCGGTCGCGCCAGGAGTACGACGACGTGATGGGCGTCCGACTGAAAACCCATGCTGGCGTATGCGAGATCCTATATCGCAACAGCTCGAACGGGTACTACGGCGGCAGCATTTCACGGGTGTTTGTACCGGAGTCTCTGGAAGGCTGGAAAGAGATTACGGGGGACTGGAGCGCGTAGTCGCCTTACGGGCGCAGCCCTCAAAAAGCCGCTGTATGGTGATTATGAGGGCGATCCATTTGCCCGCCCGGATGCTCCGGCTAGGGACGCCGGGTTCTTTCAAACGGAGCCGTCATGACGACCATCGCGTATTCCGGTGGTTGCATGGCCGCCGATACGCAGGTGTCCGCAGGCGGGCGCAAGTTCCGCACGCACAAGGTCAAGCGCCTGAAGTGCGGCGGGCTGATCGGCTCCAGCGGCAAGCTGGCCGACATCCTGAAGATCCAGCGGTGGGCCGAGGCGGGCTTCCCGGAAGCGGACAAGCCGGACTTTGGCGACGAGGGCGAGTTCGAGTGCCTGATCGTCACGGGAGCGGGCGACGTGTACCTCTTGGACGAGGACATGGAGCTGATGCCCTTCATGGATGCCTTCATCGCGGTGGGGTCCGGCGGGCCGTACGCGATGGCGGCGATGGAGTGCGGCAGGAATCCGGCCGAGGCGGTGGCGGTGGCGGCGAAGTTCGACGCCAACACGTCCGAGCCGGTCGAGGTGTTTCGCGTGGAACCGAAGGAGGCTCCGCGTGGACGACGACGCGCTCGCCGAGGCTGATGCCGCCGCGATGGACCTGCTGCGCCTGTACGAATAGTTGGGCGTGCCCGCGATTCTGGTGACGTACCCCGGTGAAGCCATTTTCGTGCGCTGCCAGAACGCAGGCGACGTGGTGCCGCTGTGCAAACGGGTGATCGAGGAACATGCAGCGCCGGCCGACCGGACGCTGAATTAGTTTTGCAGAGGACGGTTGCGCGAGCGCCGTTGCGGGAACGAGAAGTGGCGGAGTGACCAAAACCCGTATGCCGGCATAGCGCCCGTTCAGTACGGTACTTGAGGGCAGCCACCCTCTGCGATTTATCAGGCGCTTGCGCCAACAGGGGAAGCGCGAGTGTGAGCAACGATCTGGCTGCCGACATCGGGGCGGCGACGCTGAAGGCTGCGCCGCCTGCGGGCATCACGGCCGGCATGGTGCTGGGGGCGATCGACCCGCAGTGGCTGGTGGCGATCCCGACGTGCATCTACGTCATCGCCCAGCTCGGCTACCTGATCTGGAAGTGGCGGCGTGAAGCTGCAAAGCGCGGGTAAACGCGCCATCGCAGGCGGCCTGAGTGCCGTTCTGCTACTGGCGGCTCCGCTGGTCGCGAAGTGGGAGGGACTGCGGTACTACGCCTACCCCGACCCGGCGACGGGTGGCGCGCCGTGGACGGTCTGCTACGGCCACACAGGTCCGGGCGTGGTGCGTGGCAAGGGCTACACGCTGGCCGAGTGCCGGGCGCTCCTACAGGCCGATCTGCGCGAGGCCGATGCCATCGTGCGGCGCTGCATTGCGCGCCCCATGCCGACCCGCGTGGAGGCGGCCTTGGTGTCGCTGACGTTCAACGTCGGCCCGCAGCCGGTGTGCAGTGGCGTGTTGGGCCGGCACGCACGGGCAGGCGATTGGGCGCGAACGTGCGCGTCGCTGGACGTGTACCGGATGGCCGCTGGCCGCGTGATGCGTGGCTTGGTGTTGCGTCGCGCTGACGAACGAGCGGTTTGCGAGGGTCGGGCTTGACTTTCCAACTGCATCACGGCGACTGCCTAGAAGTGATGGCAGGGCTGCCGGATGCGTCGGTGGACATGATCTTGTGCGATCTGCCGTATGGCACGACGCAATGCAAGTGGGACACGGTGATTCCGTTTGAGCCGTTGTGGGCGCAGTACCGCAGGGTGGCGAAGCGGAACGCAGCCATTGTGCTGACGGCCAGCCAGCCGTTTACCACGGCGCTGATCGCCAGCAACATGCGTGAGTTTCGGCATTCGTGGGTGTGGGACAAGGCGACGATTAGCAATCCCATGCAGGCCAAGCGCCAGCCGCTGCGGCAGCACGAAGATGTGGTGGTGTTTGGGGCTGCCAGTCCGGCCTATTACCCGCAAAAGACCGACCTGCACCTTGTGCGCACTTGGCGACAGGCGGCGCAGAACGAGGACGCAGCGATTCCCGGCAGGGTTGGCGCTACGGGCGAAGTCGTTGGGAAGTACCCAAAGACGATCATCCGGTTCAATGCTGCCAAGTTTGAGGGTCGGACGATTCATCCCACCCAAAAGCCCGTCGCCCTGATGGAGTACCTGATCCGCACCTACACACATGAGGGTGATGTGGTACTGGACAACTGCATGGGGTCGGGAACGACGGGCGTAGCCTGCGCCAACACCGGCCGGCGCTTCATCGGCATTGAGCGGGACGATAAATACTTCGCCATCGCATCCGAGCGAATCGCGGCGGCGCACGCGAGGCTTGCCGCATGAAACGCATCGCCTTCTGGCTGTCGTGGATGTGCGCGGTGCTGGCCTTCCGGCTGGCGCATTACGCGAAAGACGGCGTGGGCGAGGCGGACGAGTACAAGGTGGGCGGGACGACGGATGAGTGACAGCCTCCGCAAGACGCCTATCTGTGGCTGGACGACCGCCGCAAGCGAGGCGTGGGACAAGTCTCGTTGGCATCGCGCATTTCGTCGTGCCCAGCGCATTGCGCTCGCTTCTGGTGATGAGGATTCGCTCGATGAGCGCGAGTTCTCCGATCCTTGGCGCATGCACAAGGATGGCAAGCAGTATTTCGGCGGCCGAGATTGGGCCGGTGAAGACTGGGCCGTGAGGCTGATGCGCAAATGACCCCTAACAAGCGCGCCACGCTGCTGACCGCCTTTGTCGCCGTACTCGGCGCGGGCTTGGTCGTGTGGCACCTGCTGACAGGTGGCGAGTGGGCGCAGTTGCTGGCGGCGATCTGGCCGCGCTAATGGAATATTTGCTGGTAGCGCCCGATTGGACGGGGCGCATGTCAGCCGAGCAGGCCGCTGAGCGGGAGAGTCGCATCTTCCATTGCGACATGTGCTCGGACGCACGCACGATGGTCTATCACAACATCGTGGGCCTTCATCGCCATGTGGATAAGCGGCGGATTGAGGCCGGATTGATTCAAGAGTCTGCCCTGAGTTAGCCGCAGGGCTTTGCAGCTCACTGGAAACATCCGGTGGGATCTGCTCGCGCTTGGCCGCGCAGCCAGTCATACGTGCGCACGTAGAGGCTGGCGTCTTTCCCGAGGGCACGACAATGAAGCTGGCCGCACTCCTGGCGCTGGTGTTGACGGGGTGTGGCTGTACGTCGCTTCCGTTCGGTGAGACCCACGACACCACGCACCGGCTGGAAATGGTGGGCGGAATCTGCTCTGGGACGGCGATCTCGGACCACGAGCTCCGCACGGCGAACCACTGTATCGACTTGGGTGGCGCGCTCCAGTTGGTGGACGGATGGGACGCGCATGTCGTGTCGATGTCGGCCAACAAGGCGCGCGACATCATCGACATCACGCTGGCGGGGCATCCGTTCAAGCATTGGGCGCAGCTCGGCCCGCGCCCCAAGCAGGGCGACCGCATTCGCTGGTGGGGCAATCCCGAGGGCGAAGCGGACGTGTACCGCGAGGGCTACGTGGCGAAGGTGACGGACGAGATGATCGTCGTGGACGCCACGATCTGCCACGGGGATAGCGGGAGCGGTCTGTTCAACGAGTCGGGCCAACTGGTCGGGGTAGTGAGCGCCATGAGCGACCTCAGCGGCTGCACCTTCATGCTGGCGCACTCATGAATCCCTACGAGCCTCTGATCAAGGTGCTGGCGCTCGCCAGCATCCTGCTGGGCGCGTGGATGTTGGGCGATCATCACGGCCACGCGGTTGTTCAGGCCAGGTTCGACAAGCACCTGTTGGCCGACAAGGCGCAGCAACTTGCCGCCGAGAAGAGCGCCCGCGAGCAGGAACATGCGCAGGCGGTCGAAGTGGCCCGCCTGATGGACGAGAACGCGAAGCAGAGGGCGGCCAATGAAGCGACTCAGAAACGCATTGTGGATGAGCTGCTCACTGCTCGCCGCCAGTTGCGCGCACGTTGGACCTGCGGTGTGCCCGCGACTCCCGGACGTGCCCAAGAGCCTGATGGTGCCACCCGCGACCGGGCAGAGAGTGCGGGACGAATTGTTCGAGCCGCCGACGACGCCGACACCCAAATCCGCGCCCTCCAAGACTTCATAAGGGCGGAACGGAAGTGAACAAAGAGATCGACTGGCACGGCCCGAACTACGCCTACACCACCGAGTTGCTGATTCGCAGCAATGAGCGGGGCGGCGAAGGGCGCATCTATCGCGCCGATGGCCGGCAAGTATTTCCGCGCTGCGAAGGCGCGTGGTTCGTCAACTTCGTTTGCCCTGTGGGCTGGGACGAGCGCGACGCGCTGGTGTAGGAGTTAAGCAGTGACCGACTACAGCCGGAAGATCGGCGGCACGACCGTGGACCTCTCGCCCAACGTGGCGAGCATCCAGAAGGCCATCGACAGCCTGCCCAGCGATGGCGGCACGGTGGTGGTAGCTCCCGGGACATATCCGGTGGACGCGGTGAACGCCTCGATCCGGCTGCGCACTGGGCTGAAGCTCGTGCTGACCGGCGTCACGTTCACGGTCATCCCGAACAGCTCGATCCGCTATGCCGTGCTGGACAGCAATGGTGCATGGGATTGGGAGATCCACGACGGCGAGATCGTCGGGGATCGGTACGAGCACAGCTACGTGACCGCTGGCCTCACCACGAAGCAGGCGACCCACGAGTGGGGCCACGGCCTGCGGGTGAACAACGGCGGTCGTGGGACAGTGACGGGCCTCAAGGTATCCAACTGCACCGGGGACGGCATCTGCATCTCGGCCGATGACGTGGTGATCGACGGCTGCATGTCCACGAACAACCGCCGCCAAGGCTGCTCCATCGTGGATGGCGTGGGCGTCAAGTTGCTCAATTCTGAGTTCAGCTTCACGAACGGCACGAGCCCCGAGTGTGGGGTGGATATCGAGCCGGAGCCGAATCAGGTCTGCAAGAACATACTGATCGACAACTGCCGATTCCCCGGCAACGCCAAGTACGGCGTGAGCATCCTGCAACGCACGGATGGCGGGATTGTGGACGGGGTCACGGTGCAGAACAGCCAGATCGGCGGCACGGACCTGGCGAGCATCAACAAGAGCAACGGCGCAGTGGTGTCGGGCGCGAGCAACGTGACCTTCGCCAACAACCGGGTCGCATGGAACTCGGCCACGGGCATTCGCCTGCTGTCGGGCAAAGGCCTGCACGTCACCGGTAACACCTTCGGCCCGAACTACACCCGCAACGGCATCCGGGACCGCAATCCGGACGTGACGCGGACGGGCTACAGCTCCACATATCAGGCCGATCTGCTGGTCACGACCACCTCGGTCACGGGGCTGGACGTGGGTACGAATACGTACAAATGAAGATTCTTTGGTGGCGACTGCTGGCAAGCCTCGGTGCTTGGTTGGGCCTAATGCCGCCGCTCGGAATGCTCATGCTGTGGGCTCACGGGCACAAGGTTCGTCCCGTGGTGCGGTGGACCGGAGACAAGTGGCGCCTGGCCGGGGCCAAGGTCAGCAAGTGAGCAAGGGCAGCAACCGACGCCGAGAGGATCGCCAGGCGGTCGAGGCGAACTGGGACAGGATCTTTGGGCCAGCACGCACACCTCTACCGCACAGCCCGATGGCTGAAGATGCGGAAGGCGCAGTTGGCGAAGGAGCCGCTGTGCCGGTACTGCCAGATGCTGGGCAGGATCACCCCAGCAACGGTGTGTGACCACATCACCCCACACCGAGGGGATCTCGCCCTGTTCTACGCAGGCCCATTCCAGAGCCTGTGTGCCACATGCCATAGCGCAGTGAAGCAGGCCGAGGAGCAGTCAGGCCATGCGAGAGGCTGCGATGTGCATGGCAACCCGATCGGACGGGAGTGGTAGGGGGCATCGAAAGTCTAGGGCTGCCGGCCTTATGACCACCCGTACCCCCTCGCTTCGCTAAATCCGTACATTTTTCCGTTCAGCTAGGCGCAAACAGTGAAACAAGCAGGCCGCAAATCCGCCGCAGAGCTTGCGACGGTCACGGCGCTGCCTGTCCGTTTGCTGCAACCCCCCTCCGATCTGTCGGTGGAGGAAGCCGAGGTGTGGGGCCGCGTGGCGGCGACCAAGCCAGGCGACTGGTGGGACGCGGGGAGCATTCCGTTGCTCGCCCAATACTGCCGCGCGACGGTGCAGGCCGAGATGTTGGCTGATCTGGTGCGGCAAACCGCCTCCGCGATGCTGTCGGACCCGTCGCAGCTTGGCACATACAAGGATCTGCGCAAGCTCCAGGCGGCGTTGTCGGCTGAGATGAGTTCCCTTGCACGGGCCATGCGCTTGACGCAACAGGCGCGCTACCGGGCGGACAAGGCGGACACCGATAGCCGCAAGGCGAATGGCAGGAAGCCGTGGCAAACCCACGACGTGCTCGACGCCTGACGCGAGGCGAGCGCAACTGCCAATGGATTGAGGCGAATTGCCGCATCCCCGAAGGCAAGCTGGTCGGGCAGCCGGTCAAGCTGACGGCGCAGCAGCGTGAGTGGATCTGCGCGATCTACGACACGCCGACCCGGCGCTTCATCCTGTCGATGGGGCGCAAGAACGCCAAGACGGCACTCTCCGCGTTCCTGTTGTTGCTGCATCTGGTCGGGCCCGAGGCGCGGGAGAACTCGCAGCTCTACTCAGCGGCGCAGTCGCGCGACCAGGCGGCGGTGCTGTTCAACCTGGCGGCCAAGGTGGTGCGGTTCTCGCCGGACCTCGCCACCTATGTGCAGATCCGGGAGTCAGCGAAGTCGCTGGTGTGCCCTGAGATCGGCACGGTCTACCGGGCGCTGTCTGCGGACGCCTCCACGGCCATGGGCTTGTCGCCCGTGTTCGTGGTGCATGACGAGCTGGGGCAGACGCGCGGGCCGCGTAGCGAGCTGTACGAGGCGCTGGAGACGGCATCGGCGGCCCAAGAGTCGCCGCTGACGATCATCATCTCGACGCAAGCGCCGACCGACGC